AAAGGCGAAGTGATTAATTTTACTTTGAATGGAACTCGTTACTCAATGTGGGCAAATGCCTACAAGAAAGATGAGAAACAACCAGACTACAAAATTTATGTAAACGATTATGTAGCACCGACAACTAACAATGATTTACAACCGAAGGCAACGGATTTGCCGTTTTAATCTCAACAAAAAATGTCAGAATTAACAAACGAACAAAAAGCAATCAACGTATTGATTTCAGCGATTGATGCTTTATTAGCAAAACAAAATTTGAACTTATCAGATTTGAAGTTAGTAACTTATGCGATTGATGTATTAAGACCATCATTGCCACAAGAGGAAGAGAAGAAAGAAGAAACCGTAGAGGAGATGTAAAATTTCAAGGGAGTAGAAATACTCCCTTTTTTTAAACCAAAAAGATGAAAGAAGAAACTAAAAATTTATGTCATTGGGCAGCACAATTATACGAGAGTGATAGAATGTCAGCAAGTGAAATATACATTTGTTTGCTAAATACAAAAACAAGGATCAAGGAAGTAGCACAATCAAAACAGATAGTTGGTTATATGCTATACAATCATTGTGAATATACATTGAAGCAGGTTGTTGAGGAATTAAATTTAACAAACCATTCAACTGCTATATACTGGATTGATAAAATACAAACCCAACTTCGTACAAATAGCCGAATGGAGTATAGGTATAACTATATGCTGGATGTAATAAATGGAAACCCAAAGCCATTATCAAGGAATAAGAACACAAATAGTGATAAGAATGTATTGAGTGAATATGATATGCAATTCATCAAATCCAATATGAAGTTTAAATACAATGTTTCTTATTATGCTGATATGCTCCGGAAGAATAGAAGTCCGATAAATGCTTACTTGCGATTTCTTAAAAAACAAAGTGTTATATTTGGAACTCAAAAATCAAATACATATAAACCTAAATTTGAAACCCAAAAAATTGATTACTAATGAACAAGAAATATTATTTCTCGCATGATATTAATGCGATACAAGATGTTAAAATTCAATACCTACTGGCCAAGTTTGGTGGAGTTGCATATGCTTTGTGGTGGCGTATAATTGAAATGCTACACGAAGCCGAAGAAAACAAGTTACCACATAAGGAATACTATTATTTGGCATTGGAAAATCAATTAAAGGTAGACAAGGATATTGTTAAGGATTTCATAAGATGTTGTATTGATGAGGTTGAGTTGTTTAGATGTGATGGCAATTACTTTTGGAGTGAACGAGTTTACGAGAATGTAAATAAGATGAATGAAACAAAAACAAAGCAATCAAATGCTGGTAAGATTAGTGCAAGTAAACGCAAACAAACTTCAACGGATGTTGAACAAGTGTTGAACACTACTTCAACGAGTGTTGAACGCAACTCAACAAATAGAAATATAAATAGAAATAATATATATACACCAAGTTTGATTGAGGTTAAGGATTTCTTTATTGAGAATGGGTATAGTGAGCAATCTGCAAAACAAGCATTTGATTATTATGAGCAAGGAGGTTGGGTAGATAGCAAAGGAAATAAGGTTAAGAATTGGAAACAAAAGATGCGTGGAGTTTGGTTTCGTGATGAACATAAGATTAATAAGCCAACGATTGCAAACTTTTCAATGCCTATAAACTAATGAAGAAGGAAATAGCAAAAGAACTTCAATCGTTTGCAAAAGTAGTTGAAGAAAGGTTTAGTAAACACGATAGAGAGATGAACTTCAATAAAGAGGAGTTTAAGATTGAAAAGATTATACCATCGAGTGATCATACTGCTTCAGTAGTTTTTAAAAAAACTTCGGGAAAATTAGGAGTTGCATTTTTCTATTATCAATCAAATGGAGTTGGTAAAGGATGGAAGTATTTTTTCCCTACTGATAGTCATATAACAGGCATGAGAGCATTTGAATATCATAAACTAAATGCTGAAGAATTTAATTTTGATAAAAATTTTATTTAGATTTGCGTAAACCAAAAATAAAATGATAAAAAAACTAACTGACTTCGAAAATGAATTATTAGAATTTCACAAGCAAGGAATACAAAAAGGAGATTATTGTGGATTTGATAATTTAGATGAGTATTACACAAGGAAAGTAGGTAGTATGACCTTCATACTTGCTTCGCCACATTCGGGTAAAACTGAATTTAACTTGGAATTATTGCTCAATCTTTCTTTGCTTTACAATCAAAGGCATATTCTTTTTACTCCCGAAACTGGGGATTATAAAGACATTGCCAAAGAACTTGTGTCGAAGTATTGTAAGAAGCAATTTTTCGCAAGTGATTTTGAGCATTGCACCGAAGCCGAGATTTATAATGCCATTAACTTTCTATGCGATAAATTCTTTATTGTAGATAATGATGAGAATAGTTTTACGTTTGATGACATCATAAATCAAACGAGATTGTTTGAGGCAGAAAACAATATTAAGATAGACAATATACTATTTGATCCTTACAATGAGATAAAACATGACATGAAGGATTATGCAGGTCGCCAAGATTTATATATTGAGGATGCCATTGGTAAGTTAAGGAGATATGCAAAGAAAGAAAGCAAACATATCTTTATTTGTATGCACCCACAAGACCAAGCACCGATAACGGAAAACGGTATTACGTTCTATCCACCACCACACCCAAGACAATCAGCAGGTGGCCAATCATTTTTTCGTAAAGCAATGGCTTTCATTATTCTTTGGAGACCACCAAAAGGATTTATTGATAACGAAACGCAACAACCATACGAGCAAAATGAAACTCATATTCACATTGCAAAGGCAAAGCCAAAAGGTAGTGCAAAGTTAGGTAGATGCAAATTATACTTTGATTGGAGAAAGAATAGATTTTATGAACGCAAAGATGATGGTATTTACTTTGGGTTAGAAGCTAAAGCAAAGCGTGAACGTAATGTAGATGCTGGTAATTTGGAATTGTCGGCTTTAAAAAATACATTTGGCAAAGAATTTAACGAAGCACCTTTTTAATATGGAACTAAATAAAATTTATAATGAAAGTAATTTGGAAACGATGAAACGTATGCCAAATAATTTCGTTGATTATGTTTTAACAAGTCCACCATACAATGTTGGAGATAATCAAATGTATGGCAGTGGTGTAAAAAAATATAATGAATACGAAGATAATATTGACAACTATTTTGAAAATCAAAAAGAACTTATAAATGAACTTTTAAGAGTAACAAAAAAGCATATATTTTATAATATTCAAATGCTTGGTGCTAATAAAATTTCTTTTTTAAATTTATTAGGATATTTTAAAAATAATATTAAGGACATTATTATATGGAAAAAGAATATGATACCACATATAGAGAAAGGAATATTAAGTTCTGCTTTTGAATTTATAATAATATTTAGCAATGATGCACCTGACAAGAAAAAATTTTATGATGCCAATTTTGATAGAGGTGGTATGAGTAATGTTTTTGAAATTTTTAATTCACATTCAAATCCATTTGCTAAAGAACACAAAGCAATTATGCCATTAGATATACCAAGATATTTTATGATTAACTTTGGAAATGAAAATGATATATGGTATGACCCATATATGGGAACTGGAACTACTGCTATTGGTGCGATAGAAGAAAAAAGAAATTGGATTGGTAGCGAAATTAGTAGTGAATATGTAAATATTGCTGAAAAAAGAATTAAACCATATTTATCTCAAACATCATTATTTTAATATGAGCAATTACAAAAATCATTTAAACAATTTACAATGCCAACTTGAGGGATTAAGATACTTTCAAGAGGAACGATTACGTTTATTAATGCTTGGCATTGACTTACAAATTATCAATCGTGAATTAGAGGATTTGAAAGGATATGATGAAACAATTGACAAGGCATCAATACTAACCACAAAAGCAAAGGAGTTGCACGATACAATGTTTGCACGTTATGAAGCATCTATCATTCAACTTGACATTATAAGAAGTGAGGCACTGGCATTATGCGAATACACAAAGGACTTGGAAAAACAATTAGAAGCACATAAAGAACTATGACACCAAAAAAACAGAAAACATTATTTGATTTTGAAAATCAAGATGCAGAATGGGTGAATGAATGGCAAGATATGCCAGAATTTATACAAAGTGAAACTGATAAACCTTATGCTCAAATAATTTTTAGATTTGCTAATGAAAATGATTTACAAGAATTTTCAAAAATAATAGATCAAAAATTAACAAATAAAACAAAATCATGTTGGTATCCACAAATAGAAAGAGGATTAAACGCTAATAAAATTTATGTATATGAATCCTAAATATCCTATTTATATAATTTCAAAAGGAAGATGGGAAAGAAGGCAAACTTCAAAAGCACTTGAAATTATGGGAGTACCTTATAAAATAGTAATTGAGCCACAAGAATATGATAATTATTCTGCAGTAATTGATACTTCAAAAATATTAGTTCTTCCATTTAGCAATTTAGGTCAAGGATCAATACCTGCTCGTAATTTTGTTTGGGAACATGCTATATCTATTGGTGCTGAAAGGCATTGGATATTAGATGATAATATGGATAGTTTTTATAGAGTAAATAGAAACATGAAACTTATCGTAAAAACTGGTGCAATTTTTAAAGCAGCAGAAGATTTCGTTGATAGGTATGAAAATGTTGCCATTGCAGGTTTCCAATATAATTCATTTGTTTTTAAAGATGCTATTGTTCCACCATTTCGACTCAATACAAGGATTTATTCATGCATACTAATTAAAAATGATTTACCTTATAGATGGCGTGGAAGATATAATGAAGATACTGATTTAAGTTTAAGAGCATTAAAAGATGGGTGGGTTACAATGCTATTCAATGCTTTTTTAGTTAATAAAGAAACTACTATGAGAGCAAAGGGTGGAAATACAGATGAACTATATAAACAAACAAATAATAGATTAGAATTTGCTGAAAGTTTAAAAGAACAACATCCCGATGTAGTAGAAGTAACTTGGAAGTTTAATAGATGGCATCATAAAGTAAATTATAAACCATTTAAAAATAATAAAATTATAAAAAAAGAAGGTCTTGAAATATCAAAAGGAATAAATAACTATGGAATGGTAATAAAAGAATTTGATCAAAAGATGCACATAAGTAAAATTGTAAAAAATGAACTGTAATGAAGAATGCTGAAGATATTGTTCAACTTGCAGTTATAAATTATTTGCGTTTAAAATATCCAAAGGTAAAGTTCATGGCCAATTACCTATCGGGTGCAAGATTGCCTATATATTTGGCTAAAAAAGCAAAGATACTTGGACAAGCAGGACAAGGAACTCCCGATTTGTTCATCTTTTTTAACAATACAAAGTATTCATTTTTGGCTATTGAACTAAAGGCAAGTGATAAAACACCATTCAAAAAGGATGGTATGTTAAAAAGTGATGACCATTTAACTAAACAATATGACTATATATGCTATCTAAATAGAATAGGTGCTTATGCTTGTTTCTGCGTTGGTATAGATGAAGCAATTAGCACCATAGATAGATATATGTCAAATGAACTTTGATGCGATTATAAGTGAGTATTATACCAAATCTGATATAATAGCATTTTTTAAGAAAATAGCAGGTGATTGGTGGGAAGAGTTAAGGCAAGATGTATTTGTAATTCTTTGCGAGTACGATAGGGAAAAGATTATAGATATGCACCAACGCAAATGCCTAAAGTTTTTTATCGTTAGGATTTCCCTAAACCAATTTAGAAGTAAAACATCTAAATTTTACTACAATAATTTTAAGAACAACAAAGATGTGCTATCATTAGCCGAAGATATAAATGCTTTGGATAGTGATTTTGTTTTATTGGATATGTGGAATAACAATCAAAAGGATAGAGCCGATTTATTACAACGTGAAGCAAAGTTAGAAAGAATAGAAAAGGCAACCGAGAAACTACGATACTTTGAGAACGAGATATTTAGATTATGGATTGAGTTAGGTAGTTACAAAGCAATAAATACTAAAACTGGCATACCAACAAGAACGGTATCGTTT